TATGTTGATTTTGACACATTCATGGGTTCTGCTCAAGCGTGGGCTAGTAACTATGTATATGATCTGGTGGTCGGAATTACCGACAAGTCACGATCATCTTTGCAGACCGCGTTTGCGTCATTCTTTGCTGGTGGGATAGGTGAGTCAGAATTACAAAGCAGGATTGCTTATTGGTTTTCTCCCTATCGCGCTGAAACTATTGCAATAACAGAAGTTACAAGGGCTGTCCAGCAAGGAATGGATTACATCTTTGAAACGATCCTACAACAGCATCCAGAATTAGGATTAGAAGAAATATGGAGAACGGCAGAGGATGAGCGCGTATGTGAATTGTGTTCTCCATTGGACGGAACTCCACGAGGTATCCTTTGGTTCAATCCTCCCCCGCTTCATCCTCGTTGCAGATGCGAGCGAGAAATAAGGCTGATTAGAAAATGATTACCATTCAGATCGTCGGACTGGAGGAATTACGGGCGAAAATAAACGCAACTTTGCCAGCCATTATGAAAGGATTGGAAGATGGCGCATGGTTTACTTACCACGATGTGCAACGCTACACTGGAGATTCACATGGTATCTTTTTTGGATTTAAAACAGAAAAACAGCGCAAGTGGTTCTTTGCCAGTATAAAAGAAGGGACACTGAATTATCCCTATAACAGAACTGGACAACTGGCAGCCGGGTGGGGCGGAGGCCCGCATCAGACAAATCAACTAGAATATATTATCGGCCCCAACCCAGTGCGTTATGGACCCTACGTTGTTGGTTATGACCAATCACGACAACACAAAGCCGGAGGATGGCAGAAATATGATGCCGCTAACGAAGAAAGGCTAAATCATACTCTTATGCGTATCAAATATCACGTAGATATGGCGTATGCATGACACGGTGTCAACTATGGATAAAGAATTTTTAATGGTCGTCCGGCAGGCTCTTTTGATGATTGTGCGCTGGATAGAAAAGAAATATGGGCTAAAAGGACATAACGAGGAAAAATAGTGGTATAATAAATAGAACATAATTTCCAGTAATCCCTTCGGGGCTTGCAAACAAAATGAGTAGTCTTACTGCCCACTCTGTCAAGGAGCGGGCTTTTTATTTTATGAGAGGTGAAAATATGCCATGGACTGAATCGGATGTAGATAGATTCAAAAAGGGATTGAGCGATAAACAAAAATCGCAATGGGTCGCAGTAGCCAATGCGGTATTGAAGAAATGTATGGAAAATGGCGGCGCAGAGGAAGAATGTGCCAAGAAGGCCATTATTCAAGCAAATGGTGTTGTTGGAGAGCCAGAGAAATGCTTTATCAAGGCGCTGGGAGATTGGGAGCTGGACGTACTGGCGGTTCCTTTTGGGAGTGAGTTCGACAAGGATTCTGACGAAGAATACTTTGACGCAAACACAAATCTATTTTTAGACAATTATCTTCCGCCTGCATTTTATTATCATGGGTATTCTCCCGATGGAGAACCAATGGGAGAACCGGCGCTTATTGGAAAGACAGAAAGCGCAGAGGTTCGTGAGGACGGCGTATGGTTGAGGGTGATTCTCGACAAGGCTTCCGAATTTGCACAACGTGTTTGGAGCGCCGCAAAGGAAGGGCTTGCAAGGGCTTCAAGTGGATCGATCTCACATCTTGTTAGGGCTGATGATGATGGACATATCACAAGCTGGCCTCTTGCGGAAATAAGCCTGTTTGATATTGATGCTTATAGGCAACCCGCTAATCAATACGCGGTTGCCATACCTGTGTTAAAAAGCAATTTTGAACATGCTGGATTGACACTGCCAGACTGGTCAAAGGAAGCGGTTAAAGGGCATGATGCCATAGAACCAAATCAGGACAAAGAGGATAGTGAAGAAAAGGCAAAAAAAGAAAAGGAAAAAGAAAAAATGGAAGACAAAACCGAAAAACCTATTGAGGCTATCGTGAAAGAACAAGTCGCCGCTTCCCTGAAGGCGCTAAAGGACGAAGAAGACGCCCAGAAAGCGCATGAGGCGGAGATTGAAGTTGAAAAACAAAAAGCAGTTGACGAAGCTATGGAAAAGGCGAAAGAGGAATATGCCAAATCTCGCAGACTTCCTTTTGATGAAGCCCCCGCTGTTGCAAAATTCGGCGATCTGTGGAAATATGACAATCTGGACTCTGGAGAGTTGGCTCTTGGTATTGATGTTCTGAATACCGGAAAAGCAAAGGGCAAAAAGGGCGCTTTTGGCGCATCAGAGAATATGTACCGCGCTTTGGCAGTACGCCTTTCTGAATCAAAGGAACCTGGTCAGCAACATTCTCTAAAGGCACTTGAACATTCAATGGGCAAACCCTATAAATCCAATGAGGTTATGTACTCAACCCTATCAACTTATGGCGATGACTGGGTTGGCGTGGAATATTCCCGTGATTTGTGGGAAAAAATTCGCATGGGAACACCCATTGTCTCAAACACACCCCAGATGGAAATTCCACAGGGTTATGAATCTGCAACCATCCCGCTTGAATCAACTGACCCGACTTGGTACAAGGTCAGTCAGGCAACCGGGCATACCACTGGACGTGTTGATGTAACCGTTACCGCATCAAAGGTTGGCACTTTAAATAAGTCGATCACCCTTTCAAAATTGGGCGCTCGTGTAACTTGGTCTGGAGAATTAGCGGAAGATTCCCTAATCCCCATTCTGCCCCAAATCCGCTCACAGATGATCGTCAGCGGACAGGAACAGCTTGAAAACGCCATCATCAATGGTGATGATGCAACCGCTACCGTAACCAACATTAATGATATTGCCGGAACTCCCGCAGGGACAGAAGTATTCATGGTTTTTGATGGATTCCGCAGAGTTGGCTTGAACAGCAACAGCCGCGATGCTGGTTCGCATGATGTGAATGATTATCTGGAAACCTTGAAACTCATGGGAACTGCTGGAATCAATGGACTTGACATCAACAAAACCGCTTTCATTATTGGCCCGCAGGAATATTACAGCCTGATGAAAGAGGAAGAAGTCAAGACGCAAGATGTGTTCTCAAAGGCAACTCTTGAAAAGGGCAACATTGTTGCTTTGTGGGGTCGCAAACTGATCGTCAGTGGACAGATGTGCGCCGCTTCTAGCGACAGACTATCTAACTCTGATGGATGCGTTGATGTTGATACCACGAACAATAATGCCTATGGAACTATTCTAGCGATCCGCTGGGATCAATGGAAGTTCGCATGGAAGCGCAGAATGACCCTCGAAACTGACCGCTGGCCAGAAGCCGACACCAACCAACTGGTTGCAATGTTCCGCTGTGGACTTGGCTACTTCGACAACGATGCCGCTGCAATCAGTTATAAAGTGACCATCTAAAGGAGTAAGAAATGTCAGATTTATATAACTTAAAAAAGGGTGTAGCATCTCTTTCTGATCTAAAAGATGGTTTTCTGTCTGCCGGAATACCGGTTGGCATGAATTCAAACGTATTCTTCGTCGACCCTGCCAATGGTTCAGACGGAAACGAAGGGACAATAGAAGCTCCGCTGGCTTCTATTGAAACAGCAGAGGACAGATGTGAGGCGAACCAAAATGACGTAGTTGCGTATATTGCTGGGTCAAGTAAGTTTGATCTCACCGCTGCACTCACATGGGATAAAAATTATACCCATCTTATTGGAATTTGCGCCCCAACAGAAACAGCGCAACGCGCGCGCATTTTTCAGAAATCAACCCTGAAGGCAGCCTCCCCATTGCTTAACATTACTGCATCTGGATGTATCTTCAAAAACTTCTATATCTTCCAGGGCGTGGATGATGCAACATCATTAATTAATGTTCAAGTAACTGGCGGAAGAAACTATTTCGGAAACGTTCATTTCGCAGGCGGCGGACATGCGACACAGGCCATTAATGGCGGAGCATCTTTAGAGCTGAATGGAGCAGAAGAAAATACGTTTGTTGGATGCACAATCGGAGTGGATACTGTTGATGCCGCAACTGGCATGATGGGTCTTCTATTTGACACAGATGCACATCGAAATGTATTCAGAGATTGCATATTCAGGATGCGTGCCGGAAACACTGGCGCCGGATTCATCGAGGTGGTTGATTCTGGTGGAATTGGCAGAGATAACACATTTGTTGATTGTATTTTCGTCAACAACTCAACCTCGAATGACATGGCTAGCGCAGTGGTTGCCCCTGCTGGAATGGGAGAGTCGAAAGCGCAAGTGCTTTTGTTTAAGGACTGCATGTTCCACAATGTAACAGCGATTGACGCGAATGATAGGGGTGTGGTCTTTGGAAATATGAACGCCATAACCGGAGCGGATGGCTCTGGCGTAGCCGTTCAATTAGTCACTTCATAAATAAATGAGGCAGAGAAATCCTCTGCCTCAATCTGATAGGAGTTAAATATGACTTTAGTTGAACGAAGGCTTATCGGAGCGACAAATTCTGATGGAGCCGCAACCATTACAGACCCAGAAGGCGGCGTTATCGGTAAATTATATGCCGTTGCGTGGGTTGATGGATCGCTTGTAGACAACAATACATCTGTTCTATCTGTAATAAATAGCGATGCGGCAACAACCCTGCTGACGCTTGGCTCTGGTGAGGGCGATAGTGATGATATTAAGTATCCTCGCGTATTGGTTCAAGATTTAGAAGATACCGATCTGACCGGAACAGCCGGAGGCGATAGGGCAATGCCGGTAATATCTGGCACATTGCGACTTGTTATTGCATCCGGTGGAGATAAAAAGACCGGAGGATGTTTGGTCTATATTGAGGTTTAGTGAGTTTGGGGGTGGGGTGCGCCTCCTCATCCTGCCCCCTTCTCTAGGAGAGATATGGCAGTTACGAACGGATATATAACAGAAGCAGAACTGATCGCAAGACTGGATGAGAACACAGAGGTTACAGAAACAGCTGGCGAAAAAACCACAATGGATAATATCATCAATGCTGTAAGCAGGATGATAGATAGATATTGTGGACGCAGGTTCTTTTTGACCACTGAAACAAAGATATTCACTCCTGTTTGCGCATCCAGATTATTCATTCCAGACCTTATGTCGCTTACCTCCCTGAAAACAGATGAGGACATGGATTACACGTATGAAAATACGTGGACTACAAGCGACTATAGTTTAGTTCCTTATAATGCGCAGTCTTATTCGACAGAACTCACGCCTTATAACTGCATCGAAGTTAAATACAACAGCAATTATTATTTCCCTACAAGCAAGAAGTCAACGCAGATAATAGGGAGTTGGGGCTACTGCATTGCGACTACCGGAACTGCTGAAGCGACCTGCCCCCATGATGTAAAAGAAGCGTGCTATTTACAGTGCATAAAACAATATACACGCAGAAAAACACCAAACGTTGTTCTTGGTGCAAGTGCGTTTGGAACGATTGAAATACCAGAAGCATTAGACCCAGACGTGAAGTTCTTGCTATCACCATTTGTGAAAAGGACTTTGTAATGGATATTAAGTCGGCTATTTCACAGGCACTTGCGACAGCAAAGGTTGCTGGCGTTAGGTACGCGCCAGCATATCCCCCAGAGAATATAGGCGATTATTTCCCCTGTCTGGTCGGATATACGACAGGCGGGGCGTGGAATACGATAACCAGCGACTTCAACCAATGTCTATTCAATATTATTCTTGAACTGCACGTGGCAAGGCAGGGCGACCTGCCCCATGAAGTAGAAAAGGCTATGGGATATTCAGATTCTATTCCAGCCGCATTATTGGCAGACCAGACGTTGAATGACACCGTGTCACACTTTGAAAGCGTATCCTACACGTTCGGCGTGTTGGATTATGGAGACACAAAAACGCTTGGCTTTAAATTCATATTGGAAGGAGTGAAAATACACTAATGGCGCGCAGGAGGCAAGACGGAACTTTAAAAAGACTACTGGCTACGCCACCAATGACGTGGGAGTATCCAAAAGTGTGCGGGTTCGTACCGCTTGAAAGGGCTATCTCATTTTCAAGCCTTGTTTTTCCCTCATTCATGTCTATTTGTCGCTACACGGATTTTGTGAATGTGGGCTATACAGAAGTAACCATGGCTATCAATGAAGCGATACATATGTTCCTTGACACGAATTACCATACACATTTCTTGATACTGGATATTGACCATGTGCATCCGACAGATATTGTGCAGAGATTATCCCGTTGGGTTGTGAAGGATAACAATGTGAAAATTGTTGGCGGCGTAAATCACAGAAGAACAGAACCATTTGACCCATGTGCTTACAGGAAAGATGGCGACCATAAGTTGTCAACATTATCAATAGGGGAACTGGAAGAAGCCAAAAAGAATGATAGATTGGTTGAGTGCGACAGTATGGGTGCAGGGTGCATTTTGATAGCAAGAGAAGTATTTGAGGCTATCGAACCGCCATGGTGGGAATGGGACTACAAAAACTATGATAAGGGGCGCATGAGAAGCCCCGATGCTTATTTCTGTGAAAAAGCACAGAAAAAGGGGTTCAAGATATGGGCTGATCCTTCAACGTGCAGTCCCCATATCGGGTTGACATTAGTGACAATGGACACATTCAAACAATATGTCGAGTTCAAAAGGAGCATGAAAAATGATGAAGTATAACGGGCTTGGATTTTTTGGTGGAGATAAAAACCACCCGCGAATACCAGCCAGAGATTTGACAGATGAAGAAGTTAAGAAATTCGGCAGAGAATTTCTGCTGGGTTTAGGAATCTACTATGAAACAAAAGAGATGGTAATTCCAATAAAAGAAAGAGGTAAAAGATGCCAAGTAAGTCATTAAGATTCATTCAAGGTGGTATTGAAACCACCAAAGGAACAGAAGCGGATGCCACGTGGCTTTGGCGCGGAACTGGTGTATTTGACGACCAGTTAACGCTAGAAAGCCCATCAGAGGATATTGGATATTATGTGAATCTTGACAGAACATATATTCCAAAAACCCTGGGGCAAATGTCTTTTGATTCCACGCCAGCCACATTCCAGCAACTGCCCTATATATTAGCCGCGGGAGTTGAGAACGTTGTATCTGGAACACAGGACGGAGAAAACGGATCTGATTATATTTATCAGTATGATTTTCCGGTAACGTCAGCCAGCACAATCAAATCCTATACGCTTGAAGGCGGGAACTCAACACAGGAATATCAGATGCTTTACTCGTTCGTGCGCAGCTTCAAACTAACTGGCGCTCCGGGCGAAGCCCTGAAGATGGAATCTGTGTGGAATGGCAGACAGATCGCCACAGGAACAAAAACATCCGCAGTAGCAGTACCAACCGTTGAAGAAGTGCTTTTCTCAAAAGGGAAGTTGTACATAGATGCCGTAACCGGAACTATTGGCACAACGCAAGTTTCGTCCGCTTTTTATGGAATGGATTTCAGCGTTGATACTGGATGGTTCCCATTGTTCACCGCAGATGGAAATATCTACTTCACCGCAGACAACTATAACAGGGATACCCTGAAAGTCAATTTGGGACTTACGTTCCAGTTCACTTCGGATGCTGTCAGCCAGTTGGCTAACTGGCGCGCAGAAACCCCGCAACAGATTCGCATTTTGTTCGAGGGTTCAGCGTTCACGACAGCGGGCACCACCTATTCCTATCATTCGGTCATACTTGACCTTGCCGGATATTGGGATAGATTCGAGCCTATTGGCGAAGCAGATGGCAACGACATAATTAAGGGCAACTTTAGGGTTGCTTACAACTCCAGCGCTGATGTCAGCTTTGGAAGTATTACGGTGGTGAATCAACTATCTGCACTAACATAAGGAGGATGAGATGGTTATAAAACATAAGAAGTTTGGTGAATTCACAATTAAGAATGATCCGCTATTGCAAAAGCATATAGAGGCATATTTCAGGGAATTAAAGAAGCTGGGAGCAAAGCTGGAGGATATTAGCGCCCCTGAATATGCTGGAAATTGTGTGCGCGCCGCGGTCAATCTTGATTGGCTTGATAAGCCCGTCAATGTAGACGAAGCGCTCCCCGCAAAGATTTTATGGCTGAACAAGGAAATTCAAAATTACATTGGGAAAGCGATGAGTGATGAAGACCCAAACTAATACTGGCGGCTGCTGAAGCCGCCATTGAGAAAGAAGAATTGGTTATGGAAGATGGCGGATGGGTGAAGAAAAGAATATATAACCCGCCACCATTTGAATTAGAACTTGCTTGGCAATGCAAACAGTTTAATTGTTTACCTTATTCTGGCGGGCTGTTAGACCAGCCCGCCGGATTGGTAAAAAGGATGGCTATTGCGTATAACGTATGGGAAGCCATAAAGACACGTCATGAATACGGAAGTAAATATGACGAGTTCATAAAAGACCATCCGAATATGCACGAGATATGCAAACAAGTGGAAGAATTGAGAAATGGCAACCAGCGAACTACAAATCATAATTAGAGCATTAAATCAGACTAATACCGCATTTAAGGAAATTAATGCACAGCTTGACAAATTGAATGGCTCTACTGGCGGACTTAACAATACCACAAAATTAGCAAAGGGGGCAACAAGTGGATTTGATGCAACCCTTGTTTCGCTTGGAAAAATTGCGGCTGGTGTTACCGCCACTATTTATCTTGCAAAAAAAGCATGGAACTTCTCACAAGAGGGGGCAAACATTACCCGCCTAGAAACAGCGACAACACACATGGCCACCGCCATGGGCGGGAATATGGGCGAGATAGTTTATCAAATCAAAAAATCATCTCTTTTTACAATTAGCACTTATGACGCCATGAAATCCGCCGGAAATGCCATGATATTAGGGCTTGGCACAGATGCGGAAAAACTTGGTCAATTAATGGAAGTTGCGGCATTTAGGGGACGAGCAGTTGGATTGTCAACGGAAGATGCTTTCGATCAAATAGTTCGTGGTATTGGTCGTTTATCTCCCCTTATTCTGGACAACTTGGGAATTGTTATTGATGCAGAAAGACGATATGCGGAATACGCCGCCTCTATTGGAACAACAGCAAATGCGCTGACTGGAACACAAAAAAGGCAAGCCCTACTAAATGGCGTTATTGACGAAACCATGCCATTAATAGAGAAAACTGGCGGATTAGCCGCCGATGCGGCAACGCCCTTTGAAGTAATTGACGCGAGAATAAAAGATATGGTGGATGATCTCAAAGAGTTGGCTGGCGCACAAATGGATGTGGCCCTTGAG